CAAGCCAAACCGACCGGCGCCCAGCCGGAACCGGCCAAGGCCTGACGGGAGGGCGCCGCCGTGCTGATCGTTGATCGCGTGCTGTGTGACTGCTGCGGGCAGCCCATGGGCCAGCTCTACAACCAGTCCGCCCCCCAGCCCGACCTGCTGCCCGATCTGAACACGGCGCCCGACCTCGTGATCTGCCCCGACTGCATCGCCATGGCTGAGGTCATCCGCGACCCCAGCTTGGCCGAGTAAGGGGGCGCCATGAATTTCATTGTGTGCGACGGCGTATGGGAGAGCGCAGGCCAGACCCCGGTTTGTGTCGGCACCCTCTCTACCGTCGCGCTCAGTGAGATAAGCCCGACCGGGCTAACCGCTGAAGACCATGCACTGATCCGCGAACACGCCCTGGTGCTGTTCGCCATCGTCTTCGGCGCTCTCGTGCTGAAAAAGGCACTCAACCTGTAGGAGACACACCCATGCAAAACCTGAAAGTCCTGCGCCGCTCGCTCGGTGCTACCGCCGCTGTTGGCCTGCTGGCCGTACAGCAAGCCCACGCCGCCCTTCCGACTGGCGTAACCGATGCCCTGGATACCGCCCAAGTGGACGGCACCACCCTGGCCGGCCTCGTCCTCGCGGTGATCATCGCCATCGCTGCGTTCAAGTACATCCGCCGCGCGCTGTAAGGCCGGCTGCAACCAACCAGCCCGGTAACTCGTTATCGGGCTTTTCACATAAGGGCTTTCCATGGACGCCAACATGCTGACCACCATCATCATCGTCATGGCGTTCTGGGCTCTGTTCTTTGGGCGGGTTTGAGATGCGCCAGGGTCAATCGCTACGGATCGTTCTTGCGCTGCTGGGGGTGCTAGGTGGGGCGTTCTTCTTTGTCTCTGATGCCAAGGCTGAGGATTATTACTGGCGAATGGATGGGTTTGGGCAATATACCGGCACTCCCATACAAATTTGTCGTGCCTATATTTCCGACCTTCCTAAGTATCCAAGTGAATCCAAGCCAGAAACTGCCAGCTTTTATCTTCTCTCTGAGACTCTTGGCCGCTGCCGTTATACGTACGTTCATAATTCCGGCGCCGTCTATAGCACTGAAACACCTAACCTTATTCGTCGAGGTACTGGCTGTACTGCTCCTGCTGTTTACAACGCTCAAACAGGGATTTGTGAGGCCCCACCGCCCGAGCCTCAATGCCCTGGTGACTCAGTTCGCCAGCCTGATGGCTCCTGTGCCCTGGAGTGCGAAGCACCTCAAGTCCCCAACCACGTCACCATGCGCTGCGAAGCGCCGCCACTGTGCCCTGAGGGGCAGTATTGGGATTTCGAAACTGAGTCCTGCAAGTGGCCTGAGGACGACCAGTGCCCCACCGGTAGCAACTGGTCGCCCAGCCTCAAGGATTGCGTCTGCGATGGGGACGGTGTGCTGTCCAACGCTCAGGGCTTTCGTATATGCATGCCGCCTGCCGCGAATGAGTGCACCCCGGACAGCCCCGACTTCAAGGGCTACTACAACGGCTATCGTCCTTTCTGCTCCGGTGAGGCGCGCTGCCCACCCGGTACCACCTATGGTGCTGTAGGCAAAGGCGATCATCTGGAGCACGTCTGCGTACCCAATCAACCGCCAGAGGACCCGGAATGCCCTGGTGGCTCTGTGGGCAATATGGGCGGTGAGCGCGTCTGCGTCCCGAAATTCAATCAGGAAGACCCTGACTGCCCTACCGGCTTTTCCGGCACGGTCAACGGCGAGAAGGTTTGCCAGCCCGATCCAGATGCCCCACCAGAGGACAGCGACTGCAAGCCAGGTGAAACACCCGGCTACGTCGGCAAGGGCGACGAACTGAAGAAGGTCTGTGTGCCTGAAGGCTACGGCCCGCCTACCTGCAAGGCTGGAACCTACCCCGTCAACAACGGCAACGATGGTTTTGCCTGCGTACCGGTATCAGGCGGTGCTGGCCCAGGTGGCACCGACAACGGCACCAAGCCCAAACCCAAGCCCGGTGATGGCAATGGCGATGGCAGTACCGGCGGTGGCGGTGGTGGTGGTAAGCCCGGCGAAGAGGGTGAAACCAAGCCGTCGACTGTTGGCGGTGAATCCTGCGCAACCGAGCTGCGCTGCGAAGGCGACGCCATCCAATGCGCGATCCTGCGCAAGCAAAAGGATCAGGTCTGCCAGTGGAAATTCGACAGCGAAGTACAGAGCCAGGTCGAAGCCAGCGTTAGCGGCCCCGGCTACCAACTGGACGAAAAACAGGTCGGTGTCAGCTCTCTCTTCACTGAGGCGCTGAACCAAGGCCGTTGGCTACCCAGCAACTGCCCTGCCCCCCGTAGCGTCAGCATCATGGGGCGCTCCTACAGCTTCGAATGGCAGCCGCTCTGCCACTTCGCCGAATCCATAGGCCCGCTGATTGTCGCGCTGGCCTCGATCTTCTTCGCCGTATTCATTGGTCGCGGAATCAAAGGAGGCTGATATGCCCTTACTGTTCCCCCTGCTCGCCACGTTCCTTGGCTCCATCGTCGCCGGACTGGCCTTTCGTGTACTCGCCTCGCTCGGCTTCGCCTACGTTGCCTATGTCGGCATTGGCCAACTGATCGACACGGTCAAAGACTACGTGCGAGGACTGTTCAATGCCGTCCCGCATGAAGTCGCCGCCGTGCTCGGGTTGGCCAAGTTCGATATAGCGATCAACATCATCATCGCTGCCGTGATCGCCCGCCTGTTGCTGGCCGGCATGGATCGCGTCACCGGCACCATCACCGGCCTCGCCCTGCTCAACAAGGCGAGTAGCTGATGTTCGTCCTGCGCACAGGTCTGCAGGGCAACGGCAAGACCTTGAACACCATCAAAGAAGTAGACGCCAAAGCCGCGAAAGAAGGCCGCCCGGTCTACTACCACAACATCCGCGGCTTCGATCCCAACGCCGAAGTGCTCGAAGCGGTTTGGCAAGAATTCGACGAGCCGCAGAAATGGCACGAGCTGCCACAGAACGCCATGATCGTCATCGACGAAGCGCAGACCTTCTTCCGGGTGCGCCCTGCCGGCTCGGCCGTCCCCGCCTACGCCAGCGCCCTGGAAACCATGCGCCATCGCGGCCATGAACTGCACTGCATCACCCAAAACCCCGGCCTGATCGACACTCACTTCCGCAAGCTCTGCAACTCGCATATCCACTACGTGCGAGGCCACAAGGGCAAGGTCATCAAGCGGTGGGAGTTCGAGCGCGTGAACATGGACGTCGAGAAGAAAAACGACTTTAGCGACGGCCAGGCCACCCGCGTTCTGCTCGATAAGAAGTACTTCGGCGTGTACCAGTCCGTCGCCGAAGGCTCCGAGCATCACATGAAGTTCAAGCCGCCTCGGGCGCTGTTCGTGCTGATCGGTTGCGTGCTTGCCATCGGCTACTTCGGCTATGGGCTTTATGAACGGCGCATTGCACCCGCTCAGGCTGAACCCGAGCCGATTGCGCAACAGACGGCTACCACACCAGCCCAGCAATACAACGGTGTGCCCCAAGGCCAGGGCGCAGCAGCACCGATCAGCGAAGCTGAATACCTCGCCCTGCGTGTGCCACGGGTGCCGGATGTACCCAGCTCGGCGCCGATCTACGACGAAATCACCCGACCAGTCACCTATCCCAAGTTGTCTTGCGTGTATTCGGCTGATCCTTACTTCGTCGACCGAAACCGCGACCGCCTCGTCGTGGGCTACATCAAGGGCCGCATCCATGGCTGTCGCTGCAATACACAGCAAGGCACCCGTGCCGTGGTGTCCTTCGAATCCTGCATGGCCTATGTCAATGAAGGTGCCTTTGACCCAGCCAAACCTGACCGCATGACTGCCCCACCCGATGGCCAGATGCTCCCAGGGCAACCGCCTGTCCTTTACGGCGACCCAGTGCAGCCTCAACAGCCCTCCACCGGGACGCGGGTAACCGTCGTACCGCACCAGAAAGGCCGCTATCTGTGGTGATCCGCGCACGCCAAAGGCAACGCCACGCCATGCGCGGCGGTGTAGTTGCGTGCGAGGCACGAGCGCGCGTGTGCGCCGCCGCGCGGGCGCTGACGTCCCTGTAACACGTCAGATAAACCGATTTTAGTAACCACGTTACACCAGAGAGATACAGAGAATGAGTGCACCAAAGGACTACTACCGCATTGATATCGAAACGGGGAAAGAGAACCCGAAAAGTCGTCTGTTCTGTGATCCTCGGGCGGGTGGTTTCGTGGATCTGTCCAACGTCCGAATCCTTGCCTGCAGCGTCGATACCGTCCGCCAGTTGTATCGAGGCCTGATCCGCCCGGAAATCATGAGCCTGTTCGAGAAGCCCGGCACCATCGTCGATTTCGCTGGCCAGCGCTGGCACTCGGGTCGCGTCAGCAAGGACTCCGGCTATCAGTACAAGCTGCAGAATGCTGACCTCGGGTTCGTCCTCCTGATCAAAAACTTCAACGCCAAAATCGAGAACATCGGCCCCCACCTGAAAGTCGAAGTGTCACCCCATGCCATTGACACCTTCTCGCCCGAACGCCTGCAAGAGCGCCTGGATTACTACGCCAACCACGTGCTGACCAACGTCGAACGCAACCAGTGCGCGGTGCATCTCGCCCTGGATGTTCAAGGCTGGCAACCGCCCTCTGATCTGGTCGCACGCATGCACTGCCGCGCACGCTCGGCCCGCGATATCTCCGGCATCAAGGAAATCACCTGGGACACCAAAAGCAGCGTCTACGGACGTGGCGAAACCTACATGTTTGGCTCTGCTGGTGGCGTCCAATTGGCTATCTACAACAAAACAGAGCAAGCCCGAGCTATCGACAAACTCGACTACTGCGAAGGTGTCTGGAGACGCCGCGACAGCTTCGACGAAGCCGATCAGGATAACTACAACCCGGAACAGGACGTCTGGCGCGTAGAGCTGCGTTACCACCACTCTGTGATCCAGCAATTCGCCTCCGGCTCGTTCGATCTGCAGACCAGCCAGATCATCGAAACCAACAGCTACGCCGCCTTTGCCCCGCACCTAGATGGCCTGTGGCGCTATGGCCTGCGCCAATTCAAGTTGCTGGCTCGCCCTGGATACTTTGAACCGATTTGGACGCTGATCCGTGACGATGTGCGCGTGGATCTGCCGGTCGATTCCCTGGTGGACGAAACCGAGTACAAGCGCCAATACAAGACCTCGCGGGGCTTTTCCGGCAAGAACGTCGAGTTATTCCTGGGAAACTTCGTCAGCCTGCTGGCACGGGAGCGAGTGGGCGCTAGAAAGGCTTTCTACCGGCTCAAGGATTGGGAGTGCTGGCCGGTGATCCGCGACCACTATGCCGCCAAAGGCATGGATGAAGACGGGCTGTATAAGCACATCAAAGGCATCCTGGAAGAACGCCATGTTCGTTGGGGGCGTGCTGTATGACGGCCAGGAAAGACGGCAACTCATGGACTGCTGACTTCTACGAAAACGGTCGCTCGGGTCGTCGTATTCGCAAGAAGGGTTTCAAGACCAAGGCCGCAGCCCAGCGCTATGAATCGGAGTTCTTCGCCAGCCTGAACACAACCGGCCGGCCGCTAGATGATCGCCTGTCGGATCTGGTGACGCTCTGGCATGACCTGCACGGTTGCTCGCTCAAGGATGCCAAGCATCGTCTTGCACGCACCCTGGCCACTGTCGAGCGCCTCGGCAATCCGATGGCCTCCAACTTCGATGCCCTCGCCTGGGCACGCTATCGCCAGACTCGCCTCAAGGACGTCAGCCCGCACACCGTCAACCATGAACAGCGCTACCTGTCAGCCGTCTTCTCTGAACTGATCCGCCTGGGTGCCTGGGTCGGCAACAACCCGTTGGCCAAGGTTCGCCAGATCAAGACCGACCAGACCGAGCTGACGTTTCTGACCTTGCAACAGGTCGAACAACTGCTGGAAGAGTGCAAGCGCTCGACCAACAACCACACCTATCCGGTTGCGCTGATCTGCTTGGCCACTGGCGCCAGATGGGACGAAGCGGAATCCCTGCCACGGGGTGCCCTGTTCGGCGGCAAGGCTCACTTTCACCGGACGAAAAACCGCCAGTCCCGGTCGGTGCCGATACCCAAAGAGGTCGAAGAGATTGCGTTAAAGGTGGGGGTTCTACCCCGTTAACACGGACACTTTCGAGTAAGCTCACGCCGAGCTGAAGGAGTGTTCATGAAGCGCAAG